GACCTGTCGGTCGATGCGCAGGACGCGGAGGGCGTGCTGACCTCAGACCGGATCACCGAGACTGACATTCTCGATGGCCGCTGGGACAACGCGGAGGTCGAGGTCTGGCGCGTGAACTGGGCGGAAACGGGCCAGCGGGTGCTGATGCGCCGGGGTGCCATCGGCCAGATCCGGCGCGGGCGGCTCGCCTTTGTTGCTGAGGTCCGCAGCCTCGCGCATGTGCTGGGCCAGACGGTCGGGCGGACGTTTCAGGCGACCTGTGATGCAGCACTCGGCGATGCCCGCTGCGGCGTCGATCTGGAGAACCCGGCATTCAAAGGTTCGGGCACCGTGCTCGACCTTCTGCGGGATCGGGCCTTCACTTCCTCGGGTCTCGGCGGCTTCTCCTCCGGCTGGTTCACCTTCGGTACCGTCGAATGGACCAGCGGGACCAATGCCGGGCGGCGCGCCGAGATCATCGCGCATGACGTGACAGACGGCATCGCGGTGCTGACACTGCTCGAAGCGCCCGTGCGGTCCATTGCCGGAGGCGACGTCTTCATTGTCCGCGCGGGGTGCGACAAGCGGATGGAGACCTGCGGCGCGAAGTTCGCCAATACCGCCAACTTTCGTGGCTTCCCGCACATCCCCGGCCAAGACGCGGTTCTCCGCTATGCCACCAAGGATGGTGGGCACGAGGGGGCGGTGCTTTGAATGCTGCCAAATCACAGCGCGTGATCACCATCGCGCGCTCCTGGCTCGGCACGCCGTATCACGACCAGGCCAGCCTCCGGGGCGTTGGCTGCGACTGCCTCGGGCTCGCTCGGGGCGTCTGGCGCGAGGTCGTCGGTCCCGAACCGTTCCCGATCCCGCCCTACAGTCGGGATTGGGGCGAGACTGGCCCGCGCGAAGTTCTCGCCGACGGCGCTCGGCGCATGATGCCGGAAATCGCACCTTCTGAGGCTGGTCCCGGCGCGCTGGTACTTTTCCGCATGAAGCCCCGCGCCATTGCCAAGCATGTCGGGATCCTCACCGGTCCCGACCGCTTCCTCCACGCCTACGAGCGGCTCGGCGTGATTGAGGAACCGCTTAACTTATCTTGGCGGCGGCGTATCGCCTTCGCCTTCCTGTTTCCACAACGCTGAGATCCTCCCATGGCCACCCTCGTTCTCGGTGCCGCAGGTGCCGCCATTGGCGGCAGTATTGGCGGCGCGATCCTCGGCGTCAGCGCCGCCACCATCGGCGGCTTCATTGGCTCCACCATCGGCTCGGTCGTCGACAGCTGGATCATCTCGTCGCTTGCGCCCACCCAGCGCATCGAGGGCGCGCGGCTCGACACGCTGCGCATCACCTCCGCCACCGAGGGCGCGGTCATCCCGCGTCTCTACGGCCGGATGCGGATGGGCGGCAATATTATCTGGGCGACCGATTTCCGCGAGGAGACCAAGACCACCACGCAGGGCGGCGGCAAGGGCGGGGGTGGCGGCAAGGTCAAGACGACTGAGTATTTCTACTACTCATCCTTCGCGGTCGCGCTTTGCGAGGGTCCAATCACCGGTATTGGCCGCATCTGGGCCGACGGCAAACTGCTGGACACCGCCGGGATCACATGGCGCTGGTATCCGGGCGATGAGAGCCAGGCGGCCGATCCGTTCATTTCCGCGAAGATGGGTACGGCCAACACGCCAGCCTATCGCGGCACCGCCTATGTCGTTTTCGAGGACCTGCCGCTCGGCACCTATGGCAACCGCATCCCGCAACTGAGTTTCGAGGTGTTCCGCCCGCTGGCCGATCCGGATACGGCAGAGGGTCTGACGCAAGCCGTGACCATGATCCCGGCATCGGGCGAGTTCGCCTATGCCACGCAGGGCATCCGAAAAGGCAGCGGCGGGTCGTCCGAGCCCGAGAACCTCAATGCGCTGAGTGATACCGCCGACATGGTGGTGGCGCTGGACCGGCTGCAGGCCATGGCCCCGAAGGTCGAAAGCGTGTCGCTGGTCGTCGCATGGTTCGGCGACGATCTGCGGGCAAGCAATTGCAAGGTGCGACCCGGGGTCGAGGTCACAGCAAAAACCACCACGCCGTCTGCATGGTCGGTGAATGGCGTCAGCCGGGCCAGTGCCTTCCTCGTTAGTCGAGACGATCAGGATCGCCCCGTCTATGGTGGCACGCCCGCCGACTTCGCCGTGGTGCAGGCAATCCAGGAGATGAAGGCGCGCGGGCTGCGCGTCACATTCTATCCGTTCATCCTGATGGATGTGCCGCCCGGCAACACGCTGCCGAACCCGTATTCTGACAACGCCGCTGAGACAGGCCAGCCCGCTTTTCCGTGGCGGGGCCGGATCACCTGTTCGCCTGCCGCAGGGTTCGCGGGGACGGTGGACAAGACCGCCACGGCCGCAAGCCAGGTCGCGGCGCTGTTCGGCGCGGCGACGCCCGCGAGCTTCAGCGTCTCGGGCGAGAGCGTCAGCTGGACCGGCATGCCCGGTGACTGGGGCCTGCGGCGCATGGTACTGCACTACGCCCATCTCTGCGCGGCGGCGGGCGGCGTCGACGCCTTCCTGATCGGCACGGAGATGCCGGGGCTGACGACGATCCGCTCGGGCGCGTCCGCCTATCCGGCGGTTCAGGCCTATCGGGATCTGCTCGCCGATGTGCGCTCAATCCTCGGGTCCAGCACCAAGATCGGCTATGCGGCTGACTGGTCGGAGTATTTCGGGCACCAGCCGGGTGACGGCAGCGGCGATGTGTTCTTCCACCTCGACCCGCTCTGGGCCGACGCGAACAACGACTTCATCGGGATCGACAATTACATGCCGCTGTCGGACTGGCGCGACGGCTTCGAGCATCTCGATGCGGCCGAGGGCTGGCCCGCGATCTACGACCGGGCCTATCTGCAGGGGAACATTGCGGGCGGTGAAGGCTTCGACTGGTTTTATGCCAGCGCCGCCGACCGCTCAGCGCAGGTCCGCACGCCTATCACCGATGGCGCGGCGGCAAAGCCATGGGTCTTTCGCTACAAGGATTTGCAAGCCTGGTGGTCGAACGCGCATTACAACCGCCCGGGCGGGGTGGAGAGCGGGACACCCACGGCATGGACCCCGCAATCGAAGCCGATCTGGTTCACCGAACTCGGCTGCCCGGCCATCGATCGCGGTACCAATCAGCCGAACGTTTTCTTCGATCCTAAATCGTCCGAGAGCTTCACGCCGCATTTCTCGCGGGGCTGGCGGGACGACGCCATCCAGCGCGCCTATCTCGAGGCGACATATCTCTGGTGGGGTGAGGCCGCGAACAACCCGGTGTCGTCCGTCTATGGCGGACGCATGGTCCACGTTCCGGAATGCGCCGCCTGGACCTGGGACGCGCGGCCCTATCCGTTCTTTCCGGTGCTGACCGATGTCTGGACGGACGGCGCAAACTGGCGGCTCGGTCACTGGCTGACCGGACGGCTCGGGGCGGTATCGCTGGCGGCGTTGGTGCGCCATCTCTGCGCGCGTGCGGGAATGCCCGAGGCTCGGATCGACGTCACCGGACTCTGGGGCGCGATCGAAGGTTATGCGATTGGCGCACTGGAATCTCCGCGCGCCTCGATCACCACGCTGTCGCGGCATTTCGGCTTCGACGCGGTCGAGACCGAGGGCGTGATCCGCTTCGTCATGCGCGGCCGGGCGTCCATCACCAGCATCGCACATGACGATCTGGTGGCGGCCCGCGAGGGCGACCTATTGGAACTGACCCGCGCGCAGGAGACCGAACTGCCACAGGCGCTCAAATGGCAGGTCGCCCGCGCCGATGAGGATTATGACGCCGCCCTCGTCGAGGCGCGGCGCATCACCGTCGACACCACGCGCATCGCCTCAGAAAGCTTCCCCATGGCGGTCCCGCCAGAGGAGGCCGAGCGCCGCTGCCGCCGCGCGCTGATGGAAGCATGGACCGGGCGGGAGACGGCAGCGTTTCGCTTGCCGCCCTCACGGCTGGCGCTGGATCCGGCGGATGTTGTCACGCTGACACATGACGGGCGGCATATTCAGCTGCGATTGGTCTCCATTGCTGATGCCGAGGCGCGCGGGATCGAAGCGGTCCGTCAGGATCGCGAGGTCCACGATCTGCCACCCGGAGCACCACGCCCATCGTCCCTGTCAAAAGCCGTGGTATTCGGCGCACCTGAGGTGGTGTTGCTGGATCTGCCACAATTGACCGAGGATCAGGCGGCCCATCGGCCGTTCGTTGCAGCCCATGCGGTTCCGTGGCCAGGTGAAATGGCGGTGTTTCGCAGCCCGTCGTCCGACGGGTTCGAATTGCTGACGACATTTGGCGGCCGTGCCCGGATCGGCGCTCTAGTCTCGGATTTCTATGCTGGTCCCACATCACGGTTCGATCTCGGCAATTCGCTGGTGATCGATCTGCTGATGGGCACACTGGAAAGCATCACCGACCTGACCCTTTTCGGTGGGGCCAATGTGCTGGCCATCGAGAGTGCGCCCGGCACTTGGGAAATCGTGCAGGCGAGCGCAGCCGAGTTGATCGCGCCGGGCCGTTATAGGCTGACGCGGCTCCTGCGAGGACAGCGCGGCACGGAAGCGGCTATGGCCAATCCGGCTCTTGCAGGCGCACGGGTCGTAGTTCTCGACGAGGCTCTGGCATCACTACCAATCGCGGAGGCTGATCTCAGGCTGCCGTGGAACTGGCGCATCGGACCCGCAAGCCGGTCTGTCAGCGACGAGACCTATGTGGCGCAGGCCTTCACGCCTGCGGGCGTCGGGCTGCGGCCGTTCTCGGTGGCCCAAGTGGAGCAGCCATGGCGCAGGCCGCGCACGCCGGGCGATCTGACCATCCGCTGGACACGTCGGTCCCGGGCCCTCGCGGCTGACAGCTGGGGCGCGGTCGACGTGCCGCTGACCGAGGAACTGGAAGCCTACGAGGTCGAGATCCTCGACGGGGCAACCGTGAAGCGGGTGCTGAGCGTGACCACAACAAGCGCGGTCTACACCGGCGCTCACCAAACGGCTGACTGGGGTGCGCTGCTTGGGCCCGGCGACACGCTCGATGTCCGCATTTACCAGCTCTCCGCCCTGATCGGGCCGGGTGCCGCAAAATCTGTCACGCTAACCTTCTGAAGGCCATTCCATGTCCGACACCACGTCTAATCTGCTGCTGCCCTACATCCTCGCAGCGCAGGCCCAGAAGCATGTTACGCACAACGAGGCATTGCGGCTGCTCGACGGGCTTGTGCAACTCTCCGTTCTCGACCGGTATCTGACCGCGCCGCCCGGAAGCCCGGCCGATGGCGACCGCCATATCGTGGCGAGCGGCGGCATCGGTGACTGGACGGGGTGGGACGCGAACGTGGCGCTGTTCACGGATGGGACCTGGCTGCGCCTCCCGCCCCGGGCGGGCTGGCGTGCATGGGTTGAGAACGAGGGGCTGCTGCTGGTCTACGATGGCGCGGGTTGGATTGGCACCACGCCGACAGATCTGCAGAACCTTGGGCTGCTCGGACTCGGCACGACAGCAGATGCCGCCAACCCGTTCTCTGCCAAGTTGAACGCGGCGCTCTGGACCGCCAAGACCGTGGCCGAGGGAGGCAACGGCGATCTTTTCTACACCATGAACAAGGAAGCGGCGGGCGACGATCTCGGCCTGACCCTGCAGAGCGGTTTTGTGACAAAGGCACTCGTCGGTCTCTTCGGCTCCGACAGTTTCCGCCTCGCGGTTTCGGCCGACGGCAGCACCTTTTTCGACGGTCTGATCGTCGACAACGCCAACGGCATCGTCGAACAGCCGCAACTGCCGCGCTTCAAGGCTTACACGAACTACGACAACTACGTGGGCGTTGGAGCCTGGACAAAGATCGGCCTGAATAACACCGACTACAACGATCAGAATTGTTTCGATGCCGGAACCGGCCTCTTCACAGCACCTGTGGACGGGACATACCTGTTTGGCGCAACGCTGCTCTACAAGATCAACGCCAGCGCCACGGCCCGCATGCGTGGGCGGCTTGTGCTGAACGGAGCCACGGAAATCCGGGGCTCCTTCGGCGAAATCTCCGCCACCCATGTCACGCTCGCCACCGCCATCTGGATGCAGACCATGGTGCCGCTGACCGCAGGCGACACCGTCGAGCTGCAGGGGTATTTCCGGATCGCGGACGGCTACTTCGCCGCTGATCACACGTCCTTCTGGGGCTGCAAGGTTGGCTGAACGGCGGGAGGATTGACCCATGACACCACCCCGATCCGACCAGGGTTTCGTACGCATGCCAGACGCCGAGTTCGAGGCCATGCTGGCACGCGCCGCTGAGAAAGGCGCCAAACGCGCGCTGGCCGATGTCGGCCTCGACGGCGACGAGGCCGCGCTCGACATCCGCGATCTGCGCTCCCTGGTGGACTGCATCCGGCTGGTGCGCCGCACGGCCATGCAGACCGCCGTCCGCATGATCACCACCAGCGTCATGCTGGCGCTGCTGGCGGGCATCGCCATCAAGCTCAAGATCTTCGGCGGCAGCCCGTAGCCGCACCCCATCCCCACTCATCACCTCATCCGCACCCGCCTTCATGGCGGGGTGAGCCGTGGTCTGCCTCACAGGCAGACGGGAAGGTCCAGTGGACCTTCCCGAGCGGCGAACGCACCGAGCTCCTGCGAGGGGCCGGAAACTCGTTTCTGGAGGACACC